GATTCTGATATTAATATCAAGTCGTTTGCGATTTGGCTTGATAATTTAGATAGTGCTTCCAGGGAATCCTTTACTGCATTTGCAGAAGATACCTTTTCTCCTATTCAGGTTTACATCTATGCCAAGTTCCTTGGTTATGATGGCAGTATTATCTGTGTAGATGATTGGGTGGCAGAAGTTTATCCCAAGCCTGATCATTTAAAAGTCTTACTGTATGAAATCGAACAGATGCAGGAAGACGTACGTAAGTTACGTTTAGATATTGAGAACTATACCGTTAAGCGTGATGCTGGTGTAGCACGTATTGCACAGATGCAAAAAGAGATACGTGGAACAATTGCACAAGTAGATGCCTTTGTTTCTTCTAAAGACAGGAAAGGTCTTCTCCTGGCTGGAGCAGACCGAGCTATTCGTGAACTTAACTCTGTATTTAAAGACGATCCAATTGAAGGGCCTTTACAAGAAGCCGCAATGTCTGTCTGGGCTAGAATTCAATTTGAAGACTAATTGGTTATATGGAACCAGCTAAACAAAATCAACAAGCAAGTGTCTTTGATAAAAGAGATATTCAGTCTCTTCTTTTAGATATTGAACGGAATCGTAAGGTACCTGGAACACCTACACAACAAAGAATGGAAAGTGCGGCTGATCCAACTACTTTTCAAGAGTTATTAAATAAAGTACAAAACAAACCTAATGGATAAGTCAAAAATTCCACCGGAGCTTCTTGCTTACTATAAAAAGAAAGTAGCTTCTATTCAAGGTATTGAAGCTGAAGAGCTTGCAAACAAAGGATTAAAAGCTTCTCGTGCTGCTAAGAAACATAAAGGCAAAAAGTAGAGTACCATTTAAGTAGTACTGAAAACATATTGTGCCTTCACATCTTCATCTTGCTTACAGGCGTAATGCAAAAGCTGCTGCTGCAAATCATCGTTTACGCAAGACAGATCAGGATGATATTTTTGAAAGAGCACGAGAAGACTTTGGTTTTTTTTGTGAGTATGTAGCAGATAAACCACCTGCCAGTCATCATAAAGAATGGCATAAGCAATTGGTCACAGGAGAAGATAGCTCTTGTTTGACTAAAATTGCAGGACCAAATATTGATTTGCTAGGACCACGAGGCTCAGCTAAGTCTACGGTCTTAGGTCTTTATACTGCATGGGCAATCGGTATACATACAACTGCACGTAAACCTCTACAGATCCTTTATCTTAGTTATACGGTTGATATTGCACGTTCTAAGTCAGCCACAATTAAACGAATTATTGAATCAAAAAAATATCAAAATGTTTTCCCTAGAGTCAAGCTACTAAAGAACGTAACCTCGAATGAGTACTGGTCGATTGACCATAAGTTTGCAGGCATTGATACGACAGGTGAAGAGCAGTTTACTTTATGTGCTGCTGGTCTTAAAGGTTCAGTTACCTCCAAGCGTTCTCATCTAGTGGTGATTGATGACCCTGTAAAATCAGCAGCTGATATCGGTAACCCTGATATCCGTAAGATGATGCAAGATAACTGGAATGCAGTTATTGCACCAACGATGTTTGAAGGAGCCAGAGCAATCTGTCTAGGTACTAGATTCCGACATGACGATATTCATGCAACAACTTTCTCTTCTCAAAATAACTGGATGCAGATTGTGTTGTCTGCAATTTTAAATAATGAAGAGACAGGAGAGGAGGTATCGTATTGGCCAGAAATGTGGTCACTGGAATACCTAAAAGAAAAAAAACGACAAGCTCCTATTGCTTTCTCTTTCCAGTACATGAATCAAATTGTCAGGCAAAGCGAGCTATCCCTTGCACCTGAACTACTGGTTAAAGCAGAGATTGCTACTGATTTTGATTGTCTTGGTGTTGGTGTTGACCTATCAGCAGGCATTAAAGAAAAGAATGACTATACAGTTATGGTCCTGGGCGGACGCATTGGAGACAAGATACATATTATTGATTATCGACGCATTCGTGTTATGGGTAATCTAGAGAAACTAGATGCCATGAAAGAATTACTGAATGATTGGTCGATTATTGGTAGACAAGCAGATGGCCTGTGGTTTCCTACATACAACACATGTGACATTTGGTCAGAAGCCGTGCAGTATCAGGCATCACTGGAAGCAGACTTTAAACGTGTATGTTTAAACGAAGAAAATCTTTATAACCTTATTTGGCATCCTGTCAAAGGTTTCCGTGCAGATAAACTTGCACGTTTCCGTGGAATCATGGGCATGTTTGAAGATCGAAAAATTGTATTTAATAGGTATCGAAACTTTACCAATATGTTTGAAGAACTTACAAATTTTGGAACCAGTTCTCATGATGATTGTGTGGATGCTTTAGTATGGTTAGTAACAGGATTAATGAAACGCGGTAAACTACAACTGGATTATTAATGGAACATTTAGTTGCGGTTGTTATTGCCGGTATTACAGGTGTTGGCTGGGGCACAGGAAAAATCTTTGCGCGTTTACGCACCCTTGAAGATCGTATTGATCACTTCCCCATGGAGTATGTCTTAAAGCAAGATTATATTAGAGAGATGGAAAAAATGAATAGGGAATTTGATAATATTAATGATAAGCTTGACAAATTAATTGAAAGAGTTTTAACGCGATGAGCTACTTCATTGAGCTAGAAGAAAACCTTGATGGCGACTTATTTTTTCAGATTCCAGAAGAAGTACTAGAAACATTTGACTGGCAAGAAGGTCAATTGTTGACTTGGGATCTTAAAGGTAATGGCATTATTGTTTCAGCTTTAGATGATACTTCAGGTTACGAACAAGTAGAATAACTTGTAGTGATTGTAGTTTTATGCGTACTTATATTCAACAACCAGGACAAGTAGGTGTCCAAGGTGGAACCATTGGTAATGCTGGTTACCTTGCTCAGATGCCACCAGCTCTTAATCCTGCCGCACTTAGAGGTGCACGGAAACAAGAAAATATACAAAGAAAATTAACTGACCCTAGAACTCCTGCTAATGAAAGAGAAGCTGGCAAGGGTTTTCTAGGACCACAGCTTCCGCCGATGGCAAGACTAGATGGACGCATGGGCATGAATGGGGGACAAAGGAATGATGTGTTCTTACGAGAACAAGAAGAACAACAGCTACGTGCAGCACTCCAAGAACAACAAGCACAATCTGAATTGAATGCTTCGATGTTTGGTGGTAGTCAATATGGTCAAGCTGATCAGTATCCAGCTACAGGTGCTGGCTTCCAAGCAAAATATGTGAGTTGACATGGCAGAAAACGATTCAAAATACACGAAACCAGATCTTCGTGAACGGATTAAAAACCGTGTCATGAAAGGGACTAAAGGCGGTAAAGCAGGTCAGTGGTCTGCGCGTAAAGCACAACTCGTAGCTTCCGAGTACAAGAAAGCTGGTGGCGGGTACAAAGGTGGAGAAGGTAAGAAGCAAAAATCTTTAAAGAAATGGGGTAAGGAAGATTGGCAAACTAAAGACCAATATGAAAAAGGCAAGAAAGCTGCTGCTGCAGCCAAAAAAGTTAAGGACAAAAGATCATGAAACAAGCCAAAAAAGATTTACAGAAGATCTCTAAGCAATTAAAAGGCAGTGTAAAAATGCATGCCAGCCAAGCCAAGAAGCTTGACAAGTTAGCTGGCAAGTATATGGAGAAAAGTTAATGGCTGATAAAGCAATTCAATCTGACGGTACGACCAAACGTTACCTCCCCAAGAAAGCATGGGCTTCTCTTTCCAAAGAAGAAAGGGAAGATACTGATCGTAAGAAACGAGAAGGATCTCGTAAAGGCAAACAATTTGTCAAGAATACTGAGAAAGCAAAAAAAGCAGGCAGAGCTGCTAGACTATATAAATCAAAATCTGGGAAATAATGTCTGAAGTAACTGGTCGTATTAAAGAGATTATTGATTCCTACATCGAGCGCGATGGTGGACAGTATGTTGATACGGGTATTGTTGCCAGTCATATTGCACAGATGAAACTCTTTGGCATTCGTCAAGGCGTTGAGTTTTTTCCTGCACAAGATAACTTCGGTAATCAGCGTAAGGACTTCATTAGCAAAGTAGTTAAATACAACAAGTTAGACACAAGATTAGATTCAATTTGGGATTATTTTCTTTGCGATGGAAAAGGGCTTTTTTACATCCGGCCTACTGAGAATAATTATCGTCTCTATTTTTTCCGTAGTCATGAGTATCGCAGTTATTACAATGTCGATGGTGAACTAGAAGAAGTCGTAATCATCTATAGCTATAAGGTCAAGACTGGTAAAGCAAATGCCTATCAGGATATGGGCATTGGTGGACTTGATTCTGTACAAGGTGTGAAGCCAGGTGATACACCAGGACAAAAACGTTATATCCGACTATCAATTAAAGCAGCCACTATTGAAGAGACTCACTCAGAAGGTGAGATGTCTTTCGATAATATCAATGCAGTAATGCCAGGGAAGACAAAGAAGTTCCCTAATCAATTACGTTTTATTCCTTGTGTTGAGATCTTTAATAATCCAAAGGGATTCACCATGGATGGCAGTGGTGAATTTGATCAAATGGCAAATCATATTGTTGCTCATGATGATCTTGTTCGCAACATGAAGAAGAACTTGCAGTTCTTTGGTAATCCTACGTTGCTGTCGTCTAGACCAAAGACAGACCTAATGGAACCAGGTAATTCTGACTCTGGCCCACAACGTCCATCGATTGCAGCAAACTCAGGCTTTACAAGTATGGCCTCGATGAGCAGGTCTACGTTTAAGCAAGATCCGATCAGTCGAGGATTAGATGGTCAGATGCGTGTTCCACGGGTTATCGCTAATCTTGAACCCAATGATCGTGTTGGTTACATTGTTCCAGATGCTATCTCTGGAGACCAAAATGCTTTTGTACGTCAGTTCAGAGAAGAAATCTTAACTTCCTTAGGT